CAGATAAATTTTTACTTATATATTTTGAAGGTCAACTTTATGATATTACACCTCTTAAGACTACACTAACCTCTGCAACAATTGCTACAACAAATGGTCAACCTACTTGCACAATTACAAAAGCAGGTCATGGATTATCTGTTGGTGATATTGTACAATTAGATAGTGTTACATTACCAGGTGGTACAGGTTTTACTGATGCACAGTTTGAAGATAAAAACTTTCAAGTAATCAGTGTTCCAACAACAGGTACATTTACAATTAATCAAGCTAGTAATGCAAGTGGCACTGTATCAGCAGGTGGTAGTTTAAGTATTAAACCATACGAACCAGTTGGACCAAGAGCACAAACATATGGTTATGGTTGGGGTGTAGCGAGTTACGGCAATGGTGGTTGGGGACAAGCTGCAGCTGCATCAACTGTTTCACTAGAACCAGGTCTTTGGTCATTAGATAATTTTGGAGAAGTCTTAATTGCAACTATTGCAAATGGTAAAACTTTTACATGGAATGGTGGAGCAGCATCTCCATTAGGTAACAGGTCTTCTACTACAACAACTAACTTTCAAACTAATAATAACCCAACATCAAGTCGTATGACATTGATTTCACCAACAACACGTCACTTAATACATCTTGCAACAGAAACAACTATCGGTGATTCAACAACACAAGATGATATGTTTATTAGATTTTCTGATCAAGAAGGTATTAATACTTATGCACCTACTGCAATAAACTCAGCAGGTACACAAAGACTACAAGACGGTACAAAAATTATGGGAGCATTGAAAGCTAAGGAGACAATCTTGATATGGACTGACAACGCTTTATACACAATGAAGTTTGTCGGTGCACCATTTACATTTGGTTTTGAACAAGTTGGAACTAACTGTGGATTAATTGGTAAAAACTCTGCAGTTGAAATAGATGGTGTTGCTTATTGGATGTCACCTAAAGGTTTCTTTGCATTTGATGGTACAGTTAAATCTATACCATGCACTGTAGAAGATCATGTATTTGAGAATATTGATACAACAAAAGGTCAACAAATAAACGCAGGATTAAATAATTTATTTACAGAAGTTGTTTGGTATTATCCATCTGCAGGTTCAGATTATAATGATAAGTATGTTGTATTTAATTTTGGTGAGTCAGCCCTAACAAGAGTTCCAGGAGGTGTTTGGTACACAGGAACAGAAGCAAGAACGAGTTGGGTAGATGCAACTATATATCCAAAACCTTTTGCAACTAAATATAGTTCTACATCTACAGGAACTTTTCCTGCAATAATAGGTGAGACAGGTCTTGGACAAACAACATTGTTTGAACATGAAGTAGGTACAGATCAAGTAAATCCAAATGGTACAACAACATCTGTTACATCATTTATTAAATCATATGATATAGACCTAGAACAAAAAGGTAAAACAGCTATATCACCTGCACTTGCTGGAGATGCATTTTTAGCTATGAGAAGATTTGTACCAGATTTCAAGGCACTGCAAGGTAATGCAAAAGTAAGTCTTGGTGTAAAAAGGTATCCACAAGACACACAAGTGACCACAGCATTAAGTCCATTTACAATAACATCATCTACTCTTAAAAAAGATACAAGAGCTAGAGGTAGATTTGTAAATATAAAAATAGAAAATGATACAGCTAGTGAATCATGGAGATTTGGTACACTTAGACTAGATCTACAACCAGATGGTAGAAGATAATGGCAAAGATTAGCATAAGATTACCAGAACCAAAAGAAGAATATGATGTATCAAACCAAAAACAAATTAACAGAGCTTTAACTATTATGAAGGATCAATTAAATTCTACATTTTTAGATGAAGTCAAACAGGAGCAGGAACGAGTGTCCTGGTTTATAGGTGGCTAACGTATTTACAAACGCAAAAAAAGACTTAACAACTAATGGGGAAACTGTAGTATATACGGTGCCCGCATCAACAACTGGTATAATAAAATCAATAATCGTATCTGAGGACTCGGGGAACGCGGATACTGTAACTTTGACCTTGACAGATGCATCTTCAAATGTATTTAGTTTATATAAAACCAAAGCTGTATCTGCTAATGAGACAATAGAATTACTTTCTCAGCCTATAATATTGCAAGAAAGTGAGGTAATTAAAGCAACTGCGGCCACAGGAAATAGATTACATATTCTACTTTCTGTGCTACAAATAAACAGGGAATAACATATGTCATTTAAAGAAGAAGGATCAGTAGAATATATTGAAGTAGACGGTAAAAAAGTACCGGTTGTTAAATGTGAAGCTGAAATAGTATTAAGAAATACTGTAACAAACACAGAATATAATTCAGATCAAGAAGCAGAAGACGACATTGCAAATCCAGATACGGATACGCAAAGAGAACACGTAACTAGATCTGTAAAAATTAAAGTAGCAAAGATGCCATCGCTTGGCGCAGCATCAGATAAGGACGATTAATGTTAATAGCACCTAGTTTCTATAACACAGCCGATCAAAATATATTTAATCAGGGTAATCGTTTTATTACTCAACAGCCGTATAGATTAGGAGATCCAACACCTATGAGTACAGGTACAGGTGGAGCTGCTACAGCTACGGGTATAAACACATTGCCTATAAACATGAACATGGGGGGCGGAGGTGGCGAAGGTGGCTATAATCCATATACACCAAATAATAATGTAAGAACAGACTTTAGACCTAATTATGAATTTAGACAGTTTCAAGATTTTGGTAATTTAACAAGCGATCAACTTACTACAGCACAAAACAAAGAAATGGATATGTATTCAGATTATTATAGAGGACCACCTGAATCAGGGCTTTCAAAATTTGCAAGTAAAGCAATTGATTTTGTTCCATTTATAGGAACTGCAAAAAGAATAGCAGGATTTTTTTCCGATAAAATTCCAATAAACCAAAGAGCTATTTTAGAAAATCAATTAAGAGGTCAAGGTGTTTTGACCGATGATATTGGTAGAATTGCTTTAGGACAAGGTATGAGCTATAATACACCAGAAGGTATTATGGCCGGATACAATGCATCAAAAATGAATGAAGGAACCTTTGATAAAAGAACAGATAAGATATCAGAAACTTTAGGAAGTAAATATGGTATAAGTCAAGCTGATATACAAGGACTTATTGATGGAACACTTGATGATGATGACATATCATCTAAATATGGTATAAACACTAACCTAACTAGTAACATAAGAAACATAACATTAGCAAAACAAAACTTTATTACTCAACAAAATAAGGCTGCTGAAATAGCTGCGTTTAAAGAAAAACAAAGACAAGAAAAGAAACAAGCAGCAGCAAATGCTAGAGACTTAAAAACTATTCAACGAAGAGCGGCTCAAGGAGATTCTATGAGTGATATAGGTAGAGATATGTACACCGGTAAAGGTCAAGCTTTTGAAAAACAAAGCGGAGGAGTTTCTGGTAAAGGTACAAAAAATGAAAGAAACTATGGTGGTAGAAGAGATGGTGGATTTATTGATGGTACAAATAGAAGAACCGATTATATGATGGGAGGGCTAGCAAATCTGGTCGATATATATGATTGATTATAACAACAAAACACTATACAAAGAGAATTTAGGCTAAAATATGACAATATCTAGAATGAACATGGAAAGACAATTACGTGCTGATGGCGGAATCATGACATTAGAAGAACCTAGACAAGGTTATTTTCTAGGTAAGATTGTAAAAAAAGCTAAGCGTGCTGTAAAAAAAGTAGTTAAATCACCATTAGGTAAAGCTGCCTTAATGGGTGCAATTGGGTTTGGTATACCAGGAACACAAATAGGTGGTTTGTTTGGTAGGGCTGCTTTTGGAGGAGCTGCACCAGGTATTTTTGGAAACGCTGGCGGTATCAGTGGACTTGCAAGTAAATATTTTGGAGCAGGTAGTAAACTTAGTACCATAGGAGATATTTTTAGAGTAGGTGGTAAAGCAGGAAATAAAATGAGTGCACTAAGATTACTAGGTGGTGGACTTGGAGCTGCTGCAATTGCTGCACCATTATTTATGGGTGGTGATGAAGAAGAAGTAGAAGAAGAAACTCCATTTACACAAACACCAGATAGTATTTCAAGTATAGTCAACATGGCTAGAAACCAAGATCCAAGTTTAAGATTTTTACCTAAACCAAAATTTGTAGATAACTTCTACGCTGCTGATGGTGGATTAGCAAGAATGGGTTACAGTCAAGGTGAGTCTGTTTTATCAAAAGAACAAATGGCTATGATATCTGATATGAAAAATAAAGGTATGGATATGGATACTATAGAGTCTATGACAGGTGCTACAGCACAACAAATAACTAATTACTTGTCTTCATTAAATCAAAAACAAGAAGGCGGGATTATGGACCTAGGAGGTCTAGAAAAAGATTATAGAGAAGGTGGTTTTGTACCACTAGGAGAAGAAGAGAGAGCAGATGATGTACCTGCAAGATTATCTAAAAACGAATTTGTATTTACAGCTGATGCTGTAAGATCTGCAGGACAAGGCGATATAGACAAAGGCGCTGAAGTTATGCAAAATATGATGGACAATTTAGAAGCAGGTGGTACTATATCTGAAGAGTCCCAGGGTATGAATCCTGCACAAGAAATGTTCGATCAATCACAAATGTTGGAGAGTAGAATAGCATAATGTCATTACCAGATTATTTAAAAGATACATCAAAAGATTTTGCCAAACAGTTAACGGCAGCAACATCAGTACCTATTAATACCAGTACCTTTACTGGTAAACAATTTGTTGCTGGTGAAGATCCATTACAAACACAAGCTGTTAATTTAGCAACAGCTGGTATAGGATCATACCAACCGTTTTTAACAGCTGCACAAGGTGCAGTAAACCAACAAGCAGCGTCGACTGGCCCACAAGCATTTCAACAGTTTATGTCTCCATATCAATCACAAGTGATTGATGCAACTATGTCTGACTTTGATAGACAAGCAGCTATGGGTAGACAAGGGATCAGGGACCAGGCATTATCAGCCGGAGCTTTTGGTGGTGGTAGAGAAGGTGTACAAATGGCAGAGTATGATGCAGCTTCAGATAGAAACAGAGGATCATTACTTGCACAATTAAACCAACAAGGTTTCACACAAGCTAATCAATTAGCACAACAAAATTTTCAAAACCAAGGTAACTTAGCAGCACAGGCAATGGGTTTATCTAATTTCCAAAGAGGATCTATGGGTCAAGATGTTTCTGCACTTGGTAATCTTGGTGCATTTAGACAAGGTCTAACACAATCACAATTATCAGCCGATCAACAAGCAGCAAGAACAGCAGCTTATGAGCCTATGCAAAGACTAGATCAATACGGTGCTGGTCTTGGTAGACTTGCAGGATTTGGATCAGCTCCAGCTCCAATAGATAGTGGAGGTGCTAGTCCATTTGGTACTGCACTAAGTACAGCTACAGGACTTGCAGGATTATTTGGCAAACTATACGGAAGTTAATATGAAAACATTAAATAGACCAATGTTTAAAAATGGTGGTCCTATTAAAGAAGGGATCATGTCTGGTATGAAAGAGCCACAAATGAGTAATACTGTTGGTAGTCCTTTTGCACCACAAGATTCTAGTGGTCGTCAAAAATATGCTGTTCAATTTGCACCATTATTACTTGCTGCAGGTAGAGCTTTAGCAAGACCTTTGGGTAAATTTGCAACTAGGGCAGTTCAAAGAACTTTTGCGGGACCTAATAAAAGATTTTATGAGCCTGCAGGGTTTTCAAAAAATGTAAAAGAATCAGTTTTTCAACCAAATGTTGCAGGTAAATATTTAATGGGGTCTCCTGAGTTTAAAGCAGGTAAAGCTATTGTTCAAGGTAGTGGTAAATTTGGTGCACCTATAAAAAAAGTTGCAAAAGGAATAGTTTCATCTCCGTTAACTGCTGGATCTATTCTTTATTATGGTGGTGGTGCATTATTACCCGATGGCACACCGGATCCTGAAGATCCAAAAAATTATAAACCAGCTGGTGAAGGTGGTAAATCTGGAGCACCAGGAGGCGGGGATCCAGGCATGTATTTAGCACCAAGACAATCAAAAGAAGAACTGGATAAAATTACAGAAGATAGAATAGAAGCAAATAGAAAAAAATATTACAAGCTTATGGGTATCGATAAGATGAAAAAAGGTGCTGTCTATGATTCATTAATTGATGCTAGTCAGATCATACAAGAACAAGGTGGTGATCTTAAAGGTGCTATTAAATCAGGTACTTTACAATCTTCAATTATAAATGCCATATCTAAAAACTTAGATAAGTCTACAGATCTTAAAAAACAAATTGATGCTGCAATACTTAAAGGTGAAATTACAAAAGATATTGAACAAAGTAAAGTTCCTGACAGTATTAGAACTGCAAGAATGTTAGGTATATCTGATGCAGAATATAAAGATAAAATTTTAGGTAATACAAATTTAAAAGATAATTTAATTGCTGCTTACAATAAACAAGGATCTTTTCCTGCAGGAAATCAATTAGCAGCGTTTGCAAGAAATGACGGAATTAAAATAGATGGCGTAGAAGATTCACAAGAAGTTAAAAAATGGATAGAAGCTAATAGCAGTAATGAAGAAGGTTATATACAATCTATAGTAAAAGAAGGTAAAGTTCCAAATGGAACATACGTTATCAATAACAGAATATTTAATGTTAATGGTCAAGATATAACATCAATTGTATAGGAGAATAAATGGCTTCTATTTTTGGCGACAACAAAACACTTCGAACATCAGGCGATAATCAAAAAGTTGGTACACTAGAGTCTGTATTATCCGGTGTTGCATCTGGTTTAATTGCAATACCAAAAGGATTTTTTTCTTTGGGTGGTACATTACTTGATCTTGGTGTAGATAAAAATAGAGCAGCAAGTGTAGAACAATTTTTTGATGATCTTACAGAGTTTGATGAGAAAGCAGAAGCAACAGCCGCTGGTAGAATTACAGAAGCATTAGTTAACATTGGTATACCCGCAGTAAGAGGTATGAAAATAGGAGCACAGCTTGCAGACGATGCAATGCGTGCTGGCCGTAATGGTAAATATTTTAAACTAACAAACCCAAACCTTAAAAAAGGTGTTG